GAAGAACATTCTCGTTTTATTTTAAATTATTTTTCCCAGATACATATAATTTTATAAAAAAGGAACATTACAAAATAGAACAATATATAAACAAAAACGTTACGTACTTTTCGCTCGCAGCATAGTTTGCAGTATCTTAGTGCAAGTCTCGTTTTGTGACCTCCACTTGGAACATTACCGGAACATTAGGGGGTTTTTTGGAACATTACAATGGAACATTACAAATTAAAATTTAGCGGTTGTTGTCACGTGATAATGTTCCCTGCGGCATTCTATGAAACTTAGGGTGATCACCCTAAAATTCGTTGTCACGTGATGTCACGCTGAGTGGGAACTGGCCTCACCCCCGCATGTTTACACAACACGCAACGCTTATCGGGAACTGGTTTCACACCGACTTGTGGGCACGACACGCAACGCTTGTAGGGAACTGGTTTCATACTCCCGTACGGGAGTTGGGGTGACTTTCTTGAGGCCAAAAAAAAGGCAAGCCCGAAGGCTTGCCCAGATGTTGCAGTGTGTTACTTGTCGGTTGCCGTGTTGATCTTCGGTAGCAATTCGATGATGCGATCTACCAATTCAACAATCTGTTTAACGTCTACTGTTGGATCGTTAATATCGCCGTAGACTTCGCGCAATTTTTGCGCTTCGTGCACATAGTTAAGCAGTCTGGCCGGCTTAGGCGTTTTATCCTTTTTGCCCGCCGGTGCCCGCCGTGCTAATCCCTCTTTAAACAGCTTGATATAACCGCGTTGGATGCCGTTAATGAATGCCGCGTACTCGCTATAATCGCCCGTCTTATCAACTAGGTTACCGCGTCTGTCTTTGACCTTCCAACTAAACCGCATCGCGTCTAATTCCTTTTTAGTCAATTCCAGATCAGCGCGGAATTTGGCTTTGTTGTATCCGTGTTGACCTATTAGTATTGCGTGCTTTCTATCATCGCCTAAATCCCTACGATCCAATGCTTCGGTCAATACGCGTTGATAGCTAGCCTTTGTTGCCTTGCTGCCTTCCTTGCTAGGCGATAGGTAATGCTCTGGCCGTTGACCTAATGCATATAGCTCATTGTAGGACTCTTCGGCGGCATCAAATCCGGCAGCAATAGTTAAACGTAATTCGCTGATTTTATCTTGCTTGTTTGTTTTAGTAGACATAATAAATAGTTTCCGTTTTAGTTAAATGAAAAGCCGGAGCAGAATTGCCCTGACTTGAGATACATATTAACACGTTGACGTGTGTTTACTATAGATAACGCTACACCATAAAACTTAGGGCGATCACCCTAAATTTCTGAGGATACGCGAGGGGTACGGGGTGGGCACCCCCCGTTTACAGTTCGTGGCACTATGTATCTATGTATTACTAAAATGCACAAATAAATCGTATTTTTTTAAAATCTAGTCCTTTAAATGCTTTATTTGGGGTACTACTTTTAATTTGTTACATACAAAGTACCCCCCTTGTGTTTTTAAGTACCTAGCACAAAAAAATTTTTTGTTGTATATTCGTCAAAACTGGTTGACAACCTGCAAATACTTAAAAATTATGGCCTTATCTGTGAAAGCGGACGTAAATGTCCCGCTGACTACTGCAAACCCTTTTACTGATCTGACAGTCACTGCAGATGCGGCCTCGGCTACGGGCTTATTCTTGGCAGAACACGGGCTAGACTTGACTCCATGCAAAGAAGATAAGGACGTAGCAGCAGGGTTGGCCACCGATTACGCCGCTGACCCCGAAAAAACCTCCAAAAAAGTGACTCCTGCAAAGGTTGCGGCCATGCGACCGGCTTCTATTGTGCTTGCAGACAACATACTCAAAGAATTTAGCTTCTCAGTAGTAGAAAACTCCATACAACTACGCCAATTAGTGACCAACAAGTTGATTGTGGAGTCAGAAAACCCTGATGCCCGCCACAGACTGCGTGCACTGGAGCTACTGGGCAAGATTTCAGACGTGGGTTTGTTTGCAGAGAAGTCCGAAGTCACTATCACACACCAGTCCAGTGATGATTTACGCGCCAGACTGCGCGGAAAACTGGAAAAACTGGTAGAACCGGCTATAGATGTAGAAGACGCTGTCATTGTGGACGATTCCCCCGACCTGTTAGGGCTGTTGGGTGACGAAGAATCGGTGCAATACGACGATGACTGACTTTACAGAGGCCGAAGTCCAGACAATGCTGGACAACCTTGACAACTACTCCGACGAAGAAGTTGCTGAGATAGATAGAATCGTTGACGAACTGGCAGAAAGGCGCAAAAACAAAGCTGCGTACGACGATTTGATTGATTTTGCCAAGGCGATGATGCCTGAGTTCCTCGTTGGTAAACATCACCGGATTTTGGCCGATGAATTAATGGCGATTGAGGCCGGAGACAGGGACAGGATATGTGTCAACATACCCCCACGTCATGGTAAGTCTCAACTTGTGTCTATTTTTTATCCTGCGTGGTTTTTAGGACGAAATCCGGGCAAGAAAGTGATGATGGTGTCACATACGACCGACCTCGCGGTTGATTTTGGTCGTAAAGTACGAAATTTGATCTCTCTTGATGCGTATAAGGCGATTTTCCCAACCGTAAGCCTAGCGTCAGACTCCAAATCAGCCGGTCGGTGGAACACTTCCGTAGGAGGTGAGTACTACGCGTGTGGTGTGGGGTCTGCGTTAGCAGGTCGTGGTGCGGATTTACTGTTGATTGACGATCCGCACTCGGAACAGGACGTGATTAATGGAAACTTCGCCATATTCGAGAAAGCGTACGAGTGGTATACGTTCGGTGCACGTACTCGTCTGATGCCCGGCGGACGCGTTGCTATTATACAAACACGTTGGCACATGGACGACCTGACCGGGCGTGTCGTACGGGATATGACGCAGAATGATCGCGCTGACCAGTTCGAGGTGATCGAATTTCCAGCGATATTGGAGGTTGAGCGTGAGGGGCAGGTGGTGGATAAACCGCTGTGGCCTGAGTTCTTTGATTTAGAGGCACTCTTGCGCACAAAAGCGTCGATGCCTAACTTTCAGTGGAACGCGCAGTACCAGCAGCAGCCCACTGCCGAAGAAGCTGCCATAGTAAAACGTGAATGGTGGCAGATATGGGGTAACGAGCGGCCACCTGCGTGTGAGTACTTAATAATGACGCTCGACTCGGCTGCGGAGAAACACAACCGTGCTGACTTTACGGCGTTGGCAACGTGGGGCGTGTTCTTCAACGAAGAGACGGACGCGTACAACATCATCTTGTTGAATAGTATAAAGCAGCGGTTAGAGTTTCCTGAATTAAAGGAGTTGGCGCTCGAAGAATATACACAATGGGAGCCGGACGCGTTTATTGTGGAGAAGAAAAGCTCGGGAGTTGCATTATACCAAGAGATGCGTAGGATGGGACTACCCATATCAGAATACACCCCGCACAGGGGATCAGGCGATAAGATTGCGCGGCTAAATTCAGTTGCGGATATTATCTCATCTGGGATTGTGTGGGTGCCCACGTCACGCTGGGCAGAAGAACTTGTTGACGAGGTAGCGGGTTTTCCATTTATGGCGAACGATGACTTGGTTGACGTAACAATAATGGCGCTCATGCGGTTTAGGCAAGGTGGGTTTATTAGTCTACCTACGGATGAGCAAGACGAACTGCCGTACTTCAAATCGCAGCGGCGACGAGGATATTACTAGATGGCTATCGAGAAAGGTTTATACCAAGCGCCTACGGGCATGAGTACGCCCGACGATATGGAGGGTACCGCAATAGAGATTGAGATTACCGACCCCGAAGAGGTAACGTTGAGTGACGGTAGCGTAGAAATTACGCTGATACCCGGTGACGATGACGACCAAGAGGCTAAGTTTGAAGATAACTTGGCGGAAAAGCTAGACGAGAATGAGCTGGCAGAGCTTGCGTCCGAGCTTATGGGGTCAGTAGACGCTGACATTGCGAGCCGCAAAGATTGGGCTGAGATATACGTAGAAGGGTTGGACATCTTAGGGTTTAAGTACGAAGAACGTACAGAGCCGTGGGAAAACGCCTGTGGTGTGTACTCTACCGTGCTGGCTGAAGCAGCTATCCGGTTCCAAGCAGAGGCTATGGCGGAGACGTTTCCTGCCGCTGGCCCAGTCAAGACGAAGATACTGGGTGAAGAGACGCAAGAAAAGATGGACGCTGCTCAACGCATTCAGCAAGACATGAACTACGAGCTGACTGAGCGTATGGTCGAGTATCGCCCTGAACACGAGCGCCTACTATATAGCCTCGGTCTGGCCGGTTCTGCGTTTAAGAAGGTGTACTACGATCCCAACATGGATAGAGTATGCGCTACTTATATACCAGCGGAAGAAGTTATTGTCCCTTACGGTGCGTCTACTATCGAGACAGCCGAGCGCGTGACGCATGTTATGCGTAAGACTAAGAACGAGTTGCGAAAGCTCCAGACTATGGGCTTTTATCTGGACACCCCACTGGGTGAACCTCGCCCGTACCATACGGATATAGAAGAACGTAAAGCTGAAGAAGGCGGTTACAGCATAAGCGACGATGATCGTTACACGCTGTGCGAAGTACACGCAGACTTGTTTATAGAAGAGCTAGATGACGATTCTGACGAGATTGCAAAGCCGTATGTCGTCACAATCGAGCGTGGGACAGGTCAGATTTTAGCCATTCGACGTAACTGGGACGAAGATGACGAGATATATACCAAACGCCAACACTTCGTACATTACAACTATGTGCCGGGTTTTGGGTTCTACGGTTTAGGTCTGATTCACATCATTGGTGGTTACGCCCGGGCAGGTACGTCACTCATACGACAACTTGTTGACGCGGGTACATTGTCTAACTTACCCGGGGGCTTGAAAGCACGTGGCCTACGAATCAAAGGTGACGATACGCCCATCGAGCCGGGCGAGTGGAAAGATGTTGACGTGCCATCAGGCGCGATTAAAGACAACATCATGCCGCTACCTTATAAGGAGCCGAGCCAAACGCTACTCGCGTTGCTAGATAAGATTACTACTGAAGGCCGCCGGTTAGGGGCTATTAGTGACATGGACATCTCCGATATGTCCGCTAATGCGCCAGTTGGCACGACTCTTGCGATCCTTGAGCGCACGCTAAAACCTATGGCTGCGGTACAGGCACGAGTTCACTACTCTATGAAGCAGGAGTTCAAGCTACTCAAAGAACTCATGTCCGAGTACGCGCCTACTGAGTATAAGTACGAGCCAGTTCGCGGCAGCATCATGGCCAAGCGTGATGACTACGAGATGATCGAAGTCTTGCCTGTCAGTGACCCCAACAACACTACAATGGCACAACGTGTTGTACAGTATCAAACCGTCTTGCAGATGTCGTCGCAAGCACCGCAGATATACGATTTACCTCAACTACACCGTCAAATGATTGACGTGCTGGGCGTTAAGAACGCCGAAAAACTCGTTCCGCTAGACGAAGACGCGAAACCGGTAGACCCAATCAGTGAAAACATGAACGCATTGATAGGTAAACCGATGAAAGCGTTTGTCTACCAAGACCACGAGGCACACCTTGCTACTCACCAAGCATTCATTCAAGACCCGATGATTGCGCAAACTATCGGCCAGAACCCTCAAGCCAAGCAGATTATGGCCTCACTGCAGGCGCATATCGCAGAACACTTAGGGTTCCAATACCGCCAGCAAATGGAAGAAAAGTTGGGTGTACCACTACCTATCCCAAATGCCGAGTTGTCAGAAGATTTAGAGGTCAACCTCGCTCGTATGACCGCAGAGGCAGGCAAACAGCTCACCGAGCAGCACAAACAACAAGCAGCGCAGAAGCAAGCGCAGCAACAACAGCAAGACCCTGTATTCCAGCTACAGCAGCAGGAAGTACAAGCGAAAGTACAAGAAGTTCAGCGCAAAGCCGCCAAAGACCAAGCGGATGCACAAGCCAAGCAAGCCGAAGCGCAGCGTAAAGCGATGAAAGATCAAACTGACGCCCAACTTGCACAGCAGAAATTACAGTTGGAAGCCCAACTAGCCCAGATGAAGATGCGAATAGAACAGGCCGAACTAGAGTTAGACGAGCGCAAAGCAGGAGCCAAAGCCTCCGCCGACCGCCGCAGAGATAACACAAAACTCGACCTCGACCTGCTTAAAACAACAATGCCGAAAGGGAATAACTAATGGCTAAAACCGTCTTTGACGTGCTTAACGATAAATTCGACGAGGAAATATCCTCTGCAAACGTATTTCTGGAATCGGGTAGTCCTAAAGACTACTCAGAGTACCGGGAAGTGGTGGGCCTCATACGGGGTCTGAAGTCCGCCAAAAACTACGTATCCGACCTCGCACAAAACTATATGGAATATGACGATGACTGAACCAATCCTTGCTGTACCTGAGCATGTGCAAAAACAGATAGACGAAGAAACTTTTGAGGCACAACTCCCTAGACCCGTTGGCTATCGGATACTTGTAGCCCTGCCTGAAGTAGAAGAAGAGTATGAAGGCGGGATTATCAAACCCGAAAGCGTACGAAAACGTGAATACATTTTATCCATTATGGGACTCGTTATTGATATGGGCGACCTAGCCTACACAGACGAGAGCCGTTTTGGTGAGAAAGCTGACCCGTGGTGTAAGGTCGGTGATTTTGTAATGTTTCGCATGAACACGGGCACTCGTTTTACCGTTAATGGTAAAGAGTACCGTTTGATGAATGATGATTCCATCGAGGCAGTAGTTGCTGACCCTCGTGGCATCACACACGCGTAGGGGGTGAGTTATGCCTATCGAAGAAGTTAAAGTTGAGCTTTCACAGGAAAACGAGGACGTTAAGGAAATCGACATAGAAGAAACTGAAGCGGTCGAAATAGATGTAACGGGCCGCAAAACAGAAGAAGAGTACCGTGCAGAGCAAGAGCCAGAAGTTGAGGACGCAGGAGAGCCTGAACTTGAGATCGAGCTTGTTGACGATACACCTGAAGAAGACCGTGGGCGGGAGCCTATGGAAGAACCACCAGAAGACGTAACTGAAGAAGAGTTGGAAGGGTACTCGTCTAAAGTTAGAAAACGTATAAACAAGATACAGCGAGGCTACCACGACGAACGCCGTGCGAAAGAATCGGCTGAACGTGAGCGCCAAGAGGCTGTACGAGTTGCGCAAAAACTAATCGAAGAGAACAAGGCGTTAAAGGGTGACGTTAGTAAAAGCCGAGACGCTTTACTTGACCAAGCCAAACGGAACGCAGCTATTGAAGTACTCTCCGCTAAGAAAGCATATAAAGATGCGTACGAAGCGGGCGATGCAGATAAAGTTGTGGAAGCGCAGGAAAAACTAACGGCTGCTAAAATAAAGGCCGATAAAGTAGCTAACTTTACGCCCGAGCCTTTACAAGAAGAAGATTATAGTGCAACAATAGAGTCTGACACCTCTGAACAAGTTGACCCGAAAGCTCAGGAATGGGCCTCGCGCAATACTTGGTTCGGTACCAACACCGAAATGACTGAACTTGCTCGGGGGTTACATAACCATCTTGTCTCTAGTGGGGTAGACCCAAGTAGCGATGAGTACTACGAGAAAATAGATTCTCGTATGCAACAAATCTTCCCCGACCAGTTCGAGGATGCACCGAAAAAGAAACGAGCTAGTGTGGTGGCACCCGCAACGCGGAGCACATCGCCCAAAAAGGTGAAACTAAATCCATCACAGCAACAGCTTGCAAAGAGATTGGGTATTACTTATGAACAGTACGCCCATCAAATGATATTAGACGCGAGGAAAGTTTAATGGCTAACAACAGAACCAACCGCGAGTTAGAAACCCGCGAAAAAACAGTTGCGAAACGCTCATGGGAAGCCCCTGACGTTCTACCCAAACCTAACCCAGAACCGGGTTACGAGTTTAAATGGGTTCGCATAGCGACATTAGGTAACGTTGATGCGCCAAACATATCCTCTTCGTTCCGCGAGGGCTGGGAACCTTGCAAGGCGACCGACCACCCCGAAATTACTCTTGCGACCATTGAAAACGAACGGTTTAAAGATAATGTCGTGATTGGTGGGCTACTTCTGTGCAAAATGCCTGAAGAGATGTTGGCACAACGCGCAGCTTACTTTAAAGAGAAAGCAGGTGACGCCATGCGTGCGGTAGATAGCAGCCTCATGCGCGAGAACGACCCAAGAATGCCTATCTTTCATGATAGGAAAACATCCGTCTCGTTTGGCAAAGGCTAAACAGACTTAACTTATTTTTAGAGGTGATCTAAAATGGCTAGTACAGCTTCCCCATACGGGCTAGTTCCCGTAAAGAACGCTGACGGTTCACCATATAGTGGTGCGCGTGATGCGTTTCAAATTGCTTCAGGGCTTGCCAATAACATTGGTTATGGTTCTTTAGTAAAATTAGATGGCGGTCGAATTGAGATTGCTACTGGTACAGGTGCAGATGCAGGTGCTAACAACTTCGCTGTAAACGGCGGCGGTGCGGCAGGTGTATTTGTTGGTTGTGAGTATGTGAACGCGCAAGGTCAGTTAGTATTTGACCAGTTGTTCCCTACAGGCACAACTGCCCCAACTGGTACTAAAATCATCGCTTACGTTGTAACTGATCCGGGTGTAACTTACCAAGTTCAGTCTACTGGCGCTGTCCCTGACACAGACATTGGTCAAAACTGTACGTTTTCTGCGGCGCAGAACGCGACTACTTCAGTAAACACCAGCACTGGCAAATCTAATATGGCGGTAGGTGCAGCACAAACTGCAACTGCTGGCTTTAAGATTGTTGGTATGTCTGATCGCGGCGACTCAAAAGCTGGCGACGCGAAAACCGACTTGTTAGTTAAAATTAACGCCCCTTACCATTTATTTGGTACTGGTGTAGTGAGCGAATAGAGGACTTAAATCATGGCTATCTCAAGATCCCAGCTCCTCAAGGAGCTATTACCCGGCCTCAACGCCTTATTTGGCTTGGAGTACGCTAAGTACACCGAAGAGCACAAAGAAATCTTTGAAACAGAGACTTCTGACCGCTCGTTTGAGGAAGAAACTAAACTGTCGGGCTTCGGTTCGGCTCCAACTAAGGCTGAAGGCTCGGCTATCGAATACGATAACGCGCAAGAAGCCTTCACTGCACGCTACACGCACGAAACCATTGCGATGGGCTTCTCTGTAACTGAAGAAGCTATCGAAGATAACTTGTATGACTCATTGTCTGCTCGTTATACCAAAGCATTGGCTCGCGCTATGGCGTACACGAAGCAGGTTAAAGCTGCTGATATTTTAAACAACGCGTTCGATACAAGCGTTACTTATGGTGATGCTGTTTCATTAGTAAACACTTCTCACCCTTTAGTGTCTGGTGGTGAGAACTCAAACACTGGTGGTAACGTTGACTTGAACGAAACCTCATTGGAAGCTGCCGTTATCCAAATCGGCAAGTGGACTGATGAGCGTGGTTTAAAAATTGCAGCACGTCCTAAGAAACTCATTATCCCATCTGACTTGCAATTCGTTGCAACTCGTTTGTTGGAGACTGAGGGTCGAGTGGGCACAGCCGACAACGACTTAAACGCCATTAAAACTAATGGTGTAGTCCCAGAAGGCTATGCAATTAACCACTACCTTACCAACACTGGTAACTGGTTCTTAACCACTGACATTCCTAACGGCCTGAAACATTTTGTCCGCGCTAAGATGGCAACCTCTATGGATGCTGACTTCGACACTGGCAACAGCCGTTATAAAGCTCGTGAACGTTACTCTTTCGGTGTCTCTGACCCACTGGGTATCTTCGGAGCTGGTTCAGCATAAGAACCTGTCGAATAGATCAAATTTTCGACGACTTTGGGGGGCACTTGTTGCCCCCTTCTTTTTGCTGTACGATTAATACTAATCCCTGACTACCCGCAATCCAGCAGGTAGACACTAACCCCGACAGGAGATTCTCATGGGTACTACAACTTTTAGCGGGCCAGTTAAGGCCGGTACAATTCGTGAAGGCAGCTCTGCAAACGTAGGTTTCGTAGAGATGGCTCAAACCGCCGCGTGGACACAAAGCGCTTCTGGCACTAGCACGGGTATTATTATCCCTGCTGGCAGTCAAATTACTGAAATTACTCTATACATAACTGTTGCTCCTACCGCAGTAGTCTTATCTGGCGGTACATCTGCTACAGCCACTGAGTTATTCACTGCGTTAGCACAGGGTTCTGTGGCTAACGTTATTAAGCAGGCGTCTACAGCAACAATTACTGATGCAGATGCTTGGGCAGACGTAGGCACTTCTGACGTTACTATCTTCCTAAAATCTGCTAGTGGTAGCACTGGACGTGGTTATGTAACTGTTAAATACATTCAGAACAACAACCTAGCTTAATAACTCGGAAGTATAGTTTATGGCGGTATCATATAACATAGAAACGTTAGCTAACACCGAGCGTAAGTTAGTGGTGAAGTTTGTGTTTGTAAACGACAGCGGTACTGATAACTTACCTCTGACTGACTTTATCGACCCTGCTGACTACACAAGTCAAGACGGTAAAGCGGGCAGCTACGTGTCCATAGATCGTATGAGTGTTGCCACTGATCCGGGGATGCAGGTAGAACTTGTGTGGGAGTCAGCCGGTACAGATTACCTTGCGTGGATGTTTTCAGCCGATGTAACCAATAATACCATTGGAGCTACGTCTGTAGACTTCGCTAGTGGTAGTTGGGGGGGTCTAAGACCCCCGGGGTTTGGTGGTAACTCCGTTACTGCTAACTCTGGCACAGGTGCGGGTGATGGCGCGGCTACTGGTACGCTACAAATAAAAACTATTGGCGTTTCAGCCGGTGACAGGTTTACTCTTGTTGTAGAAGGTACTAAACATTATGGCTAACTTTATTACCAACACTACTTTGGTAAATACCGAACGCAAGATAGTTATTAAGTACAGTGAAATTGGTGTTGATGTGACGAGTAACTCTACCACTATAGTGGACATAACCGATTCAGCGTTTAACTCTATAGAGGGTAAAGCACTGACAGGGGTAGCTATAGAAAAAATCTACTTACTCCCGGCAATAGGTGTTGGTGGTACAGGTCAAATAGCTGGCCACATTGAGTGGGCGACTTCTGATACTGCTACAGAAGTGCCTATTACTAGCGTTACTTCAGAGTACAGAAACACTGCGGGTAGTACGTTTGATTTTACTACATGGGGCGGTCTAACCAAAGAAGGCACTACTGCTAACGGCAATATAAAGTTAGATGTAGCCGGTATAGGTAGCAGTGAAGGGTACGCTTTTATACTTGAGCTGCGGAAGATATTTTAATGCGTAACTACTACAAAAAAGGCGGTAAGGTCAAAAAAGGTTCTATGAAAGGCCACACCATAAGCGGCGGGCAAAAACGCCCTACCAAATCTGGTGCTGGTATGACCGCCAAAGGTGTAGCTAAGTATCGTCGGGATAACCCCGGAAGTAAGTTAAAAACAGCAGTAACTGAAGACAAACCAACTGGCAAACGTGCCGCACGACGTAAGTCATATTGTGCACGTTCCGCTGGTCAAATGAAGAAGTTTCCGAAGGCGGCTAAAGACCCTAATTCTAGGTTACGCCAAGCTCGAAAACGCTGGAAATGTTAGGAGCATATTATGCCAGAAGTAGACGGTAAGAAATTTCCTTATACCAAAAAAGGTATGAAGGCCGCTAAAGAAGAAGCGAAAAAATCAGGCAAGAAGATGAAGACCAAGAAGTACATGGCTGGTGGTATGGCCGGTGGTGCTGCACCTATGGCTGCGGCAGGTGCCCCCGCTATGCCCATGTCTGAGGAAGAGAAAAAACGCAAGATGATGGAAGCCATGAAAGCCAAAGCTGGTGGTATGGGTGGCGGTGCCCCCGCGCCCAAGATGCCCGCCATGAAGAGAGGCGGTAAGGTTAAAGGCTATAAATCTGGCAAAAAAGTACGCGGTGCGGGCATTGCTAAACAGGGCGTACGTAAGTGTAAGATGCGCTAATCATGCCTATGCGTCGGTACTACAAATCTGGCGGTAAAATATGCGCGAAAGGTAAATCGTGGGCGAAACGTACCTTCGATACTTACCCTAGCGCATACGCTAATATGGCTGCATCTAAATACTGCAAAGACCCGAATTACGCTAAGGGGTCTAAAGGCAAGAAGAAATAATGGGTGATCTAAAGAAATGGCGTGACCAAGACTGGGTTCGCATCGGCACTGACGGTAAAGTTAAAGGTAAGTGCGGTACATCTAAGGACAAGAAAAACCCGGATCGGTGTCTACCACGAAGCAAAGCTAACTCTTTAAGTAAGGGCCAGCGAGCTGCTACCGCAAAGAAGAAAAAGCGGGAAGGCGCTAAAGGTAAAACAGTTGTAAAAAATACGAAGCCCGCTACCGTTAAGCTACGCACTGGAGGGTTGGCTAGACGAAAACGGCATACATGTACTTGTGGAAAATAAATTATGGCTACTTCAGGAACTACACTATTTGACTTAGATTTTACTGAAGTTGCTGAAGAGGCGTGGGAACGCGCTGGTCGTGAGATGCGCACGGGGTACGATTTAAGGACAGCGCGTCGGTCAATGAACTTGTTGACTATTGAATGGCAGAACCGTGGTATTAATCTGTGGACAATAGATGAGGGGTATATCCCTTTAGTAAAAGGCCAAGCAGATTACGAACTACCGGCTGATACAGTAGATATTTGTGAGCACAATCTGCGCGTAAGTTCAGGTAATACCGCTCTCCAAGCAGATGTTAATCTAAACCGTATAAGCGTTAGTACCTACGCAGCTATCCCAAACAAACTGACGCAGGGTAGGCCCCTACAGTTGTGGGTACACAGACTAGGTGCTGCGGGGACGTACCGGTCGGGACAAAGCTCCGGCACCACTACAACGTTCACTCAAAACTCTCCCTTTGTTACCGTGTGGCCTGTGCCAGACGAGTCTAGTAAATACCAACTCTACTACTATCGTATGCGGCGTATACAAGACGCTGGGCAAGGTATAGAGGACGGTGATATGCCGTTCCGGTTCTTACCTTGTGCGGTGGCGGGGCTTGCGTACCATATAGCTATGAAGGTGCCAGAGCTAGCGCCAAGAATAGAGATGTTGAAAGTAGCGTACGAAGAGCAGTTTACTTTAGCTGCACAGGAAGACAGAGAGAAGACAGCCGCTAGGTTCGTGCCAAGTATAGGGCGCTGCTAATGGCTAGGAAGTTCGCATCCGCCAAGATAGCGATTGCCGTGTGTGATCGTTGTGGGTTTCAGTATAAATTAAAAAAACTGAAGTCCGAAGTCATACGCCACAAAGAAACAAACCTCAAAGTTTGCCCTGATTGTTTTGACCCCGATCACCCACAGAATAATCTGGGGGACGTTAGGGTAGAAGACCCACAAGCTGTACGTAACCCACGACCGGATACAAGTTTCTCGTTCGCTGGTAGTGCGACTAGCAGTAGAGCTGTCTACTGGGGGTGGAGTCCTGTAGGTGGCGAGGGAGGAGAAGGCACAAATAATCCGTTAGTAGGCGATACCAAAATAGGTGAGGTCACGATAACAACATGAGCATGACGTACACACAGCTAAAGGACAACATAGCGGACATTACTGAAAATACGTTTACCGACGACCAG